TTAAACGTACATTTGTTTCGATTGATTAAACAAGATTATGACACCAATATATAAAGAACAAGTTAGTGAAGAATATGAGTTAAATCAAAATACTGAAGATTTATTAGTTTTAAATTATCGGACAGGTAGAGCAACAAGACATCGAAGCTATAAAGATGTTATTGAATTTACTGAGAAATATAATATTAAAAAATATGATATATTTAGTAAGGTGGATTTACCATTAAAAAATGAGCAAGATAAAAGAAAAGAAATAGAAAATTTCTTTAAATCTTTCTTAACTGATTTAATGATATTTACAACCCCAGATTATCCTAACTCAGTGTTTTACATAAAAGATGATGAAATTATTTTTGAATTACAACAGAATCCAAATAATAAAGGAATTAGTCGTTTTTTGGTTGATTATTGTAGAATATGGGGAGTTTTTAATAGTAAATTCAATCTTAATGACGATGAAATTAGGTCTTTTATAAAGGGTGAAGTTGAAGAGACTCTAAAATTGGGAACAGTAACACCGTCGTCTACAGTTAGATATTTTTAATATCAGGTGGAAGACACTCCAAAAATGTATTAATAACACCAGTATATTACTTGAGTTGGTGAATAGAATAATATAAATAAAAAATAATTCACGTAAGCAATGATAAAATAATATGAAAATCGTGGCGATAAAAGAAAACAATCATTTTAAAAACACGAATAAAAATTATGGAATGGAAAAATGTAAATTTAATAGATGTTATCGTTTTTGTAAAAGACATTTTTAAAAGAAATAATGAACCTTATGTGATTAGTTTTAACGATAAAAATGAGATCGTGGTAGATTCGAGGTGTGATAAACAAATTAACATTGATTTGAACAAAAATAAAGAAATTGAAGATTTCTTTAAGCCTTTTTTGACTGATTTAATGATAGTCAAAAAACAAAAATACCCTAAATCAGTATTTTATAAAAAAGATGGTGAAATAATTTTTGAATTATATCAGTATCCAGAAAATAAAGAAATAAGGTTTTTTTATGTTGATCATGATAAGATTTGGAAAGTTTTTCATGACAAATTCGGTCTTAATTACGATGATACTCAATCCTTTATAAAGACCGTGGTGGAAGACACTCTAAAATTAGGTTCAATAACACCATGTTATGTTTATAAGATCAGGTGATGTTGGTGGAAGACACTCTAAAATTAGGTTCAATAACACCATAAGGAATATGCTTTTATGGTTTTACTGGGTGGAAGACATGTTAAAAAAATATCAATTAAATAAAAAGTGGTTCGGTTAGTTTAATTTATTTAGGTTCATTATATTCATAAAGTCAGTGACCGAGCCACTTTTACTCATCAATAAATGTTTTAGAATGCACATTGGTAATATAGTTTCTCAGGTCGACATCAAAGCCGACAAATTATTTAATTTAATAAAAGATATAAATAACATAGAACCTGAACTCCCAACCTTGATAATAGGATGGGAGTTCGTAAAGGTTATTTACGGGGATAATAGGCCATCAATTTTAGAAAAGCAAATATCAGAAAACGTATATTGGACGTTTACAAAAAAAGAACGTAGAGTAGACTATGAGGAAGATATTAAAAAATTTATTGAAATTTGCATTGAATGCATTGGTAATAAGATATTGTACGAGTTTTTAAATATTTTAACCTGCAAACAAAGCTTAATAAAAAATATTATTAAGAAACTAATTTCAACGGATGTTTATTCTATTTATATTAAAAACAATTCGTTTATTTACATATTTGATAATAATAAAATAATAGGAATAGATTTTAACGCAATAGATTTTTTAAAAATTGAAAGAAAAAAAGTATATCGAATCTTATATTCCAATAAAAATAATGTTTTCTTCAATGAAGACTTTTTGGATAAAGAAATAAAAATAAATATTAAACAAAAAAATAACAAATTAATTCCTTACTTGAAACAAATTATTAATTAATTATATGCAAGAAAAAACAATTCAAATGATAAAATCTATTGAAGATGAATTAAAACAGAATTTAAGGGACGGAGTAAACCTAATATTATCTGAACGAGATATTCAATACGAATTCATACATGATGTTATATTTAATAAAACATATTTAAATATTGGAAGAAAAACAAGTAAAAATGATATAATAAAAAGCTTAGAGAGTAACATAAAATTTGAATATACTATAGACTTTGAGATTAAAACCACATGTAAAGACACAATTTATGAGTCTAACTATTTAACAACAATAGTTAACTACAAAAAGAATTATAATACTTTCAATAAAAAATACACTATTACTTGTCCATACGAAGTTAAATAATATTTGAAATAAAAAAAATAAATCAATGGAGATTATAAAGAATCAATATATGCAAGAAAAAACAATTCAAATAGAAAACCTTTTAGACGTTTTAAATACCAATATTGTATTTAAATATATGAACTATGATTGTTTAGTAGTTAATTTTGCTTCTCATAAAATTAATAATTGGTTTTGTTTTGATGAAGATAATATCATCAAACAATTTAGTTTTAATAAAATTAGATGTTTCGAAGGATTATTCATGTTTTTTCTTAATGATAAAAATATATTTCCAGAACAAAATTGGATTGAAAAATCACAGTTTAATCAAACGAAAGATGGTTTGATAATTGAAATAATAAAAGCAGTTAAGGAAAATATATTCGAAATAGAAAAAAACTTGTTAGAATTACCAATGGAAAGATTAAAGTTACTTGATTATATAGAACAATTAAAGACTCAAATGAAAAAGGCAATTGAAATTAATATCTCAGAATGTTTTTACGATTCACTTAAAATACCAGGTATACCAAAAGGTTATTTTAGTGATAAAATTAATGATAAAAAATATATAGTAAAACTTCCTTCGGGTTTAGAAGTAGAAATAATAAACGAGGATGATTATAATACCAAAATACATAGATACGGTCCGATAGCGTTGCCAAGACCATGGGATTATACTGCTCATAGTATATTTTTATTAGTTAATAAAAAGTTAATTTTTAATTTAACCGATGAAGATAAAATATTTTTAACTAAATATCAATTCGAAATATATAAAACAATATTTTTTAATTTAACGGATGAAGATAAAACATCTTTAAATGATTACCAATATGAAATAAATAATATCTGGAATAAACAAAAATAAAAAGATTAAGTAATAAAAATATAATTTCGGAAAAAAATCAAATAACATGTATAAATTTTTAAAAGATGAATTAGATCAATCTGAACTTGTTCCAAGCCATTACAAAACACTGAACTGGAATGTGTGGAGAAGAATACTAATGGAATTTAAAATAGCTTATTCTGAAAATCGTTTGGAAGCCGAGATAAGCAAATATTCACATAATCAATTGGTAGAATTTTATAATTGTATATGCTGTGATAATGATTTTAAGCTCGCAAATAGACCAAAGGAAGATTCATCGGGCTTTTATTTTGGTAGACCAATAAGAGAAGTTAAAATTTATAATAATATAATTAAAAGAATGTTGAAAATTTTTTTAATGTCACAAATAAATGATTCAAACATAATTATTAATGAAAAATGCACAAATAGTATATTTCTAAGTAAAAATGGTGCTATATTATTTTCTATTAGTAAATCGGTTGGAATAACAGACAGTGATGAGTGTTCTTTATTTGTAAATAAAGAAAATATTTGGGATGTGTTAGTAAATGATTTTAGCTTAAATACTGATGAAATACAAATATTCATAAGAGAAACCATTAAAAATATATTCAAGTCTATCGCGATAAATGCCAATCTTGGAAACGTTTATTATGTAGAATCTTTTGATGGAGATATTATCAGAAATGATATAACATTATAAAAAATAAACAATTAAATAATTAAAACAAGGAATATAATTACTAATAATGGAGAATGAAAAAAAGTGTATGCTGATCGCGAGTTTTATACCCAAATCAAAGGTTGAATGGTTTATAGGTTACGTTAATAAAAAATTTAATATAAAAAATGAATTTATATTCATTTATGAAATAGATGACAATGAGTTTGATTATTTACTTACGTTCAAACTAAAGAATGATAAACGAATTGATTTAAAATTTCATTTTAGTAATGCAACGATTGTAAATACAAAATGTGGTTGTATTTTTTCTATAAACGGATTAAATAGATTAATTGAGCACGAAACTGGTTGTGATATTGGCAATGTAAATTATTCAAATCATCAAATTAATTGGTCTGATTATAATAATAAGTTAGTTCTATCAAATAATAACCAATTATCTATCAAAAATATAAAAAAAATAGAGATAAAAAGTAAAATAATTTAAATGTTACTGTATTTATATTAAATAATTAATTCATCAATTGGTGGATATAAAAAATTAGATATTATGTTAGTAAAAAATATCACAAAACAATTTCGTGAAAATCTTGATACTTTTATTCAAGGATCATCACCCGTAGAAAATACGAATGTTGAACAACCTATTACCAGTGAACAACAAATTAAGAATAAAAAAGTTCTTAAAAAAACAGATGGTTTAATTGAACGTATAGATAATAAAGTATTTATCACGGAAGATAACCGTCAATTACTCCAAGATTAATAATATAAAACTATGAAATATAAAGAATTAAACGAACAGGAGAAAAATTCTGTTAAGAGGAAATTTGGAAAGATTTTAGAATATTCATTCATTACAAAGCACGATGATATGTTATTGGATGAAGATGATGATGATCCGCAACCAGAAGCAGATCCAAATGCACCGCAAAATGGAATGGATATGGGAATGCAGCAAAGTGACCCATCATCAATGCCACCAGCAACCGAACCTATGAATGACCCAGCCCAAGGTTCATCACCAGCAGATGTAAGTCCACAACCTGACGCAATGCCTGAAATGCCTATGGATAATCAGCCAGAAATGCCAGCTCCAGAAATGCCAACTCCTGAAATGCCAGCTGAGTCACCAGAAGTAGAAGTTGATGTTACTCAATTAACACAAGATCAAAAACAGGTAGATGATAAAGTAAGTGCTTTAACGGATCAAACCGCACAAATGATGGAATTACTTGCAACTATTACTGATAAAGTAGATGGAATTACAACAAAAATTAATGATGATAATGAATCTATTAGACAGGAGATAGCAAAAAGAAATCCAACGCCTAAAGAAGTGTTACAAAAACGCCAAACTCTTGCAGATCCTTTTAATCAAACTCCAGAAGATTTTTGGAAACAAAAAGAAGCCGAAGGTGAATATGAATTAAAGGATGATGGAGAAAAAGAATACGAAATTAAGCCATCTGATTTAGACGACAATCCTATGAATGTTTATAAATCTTTCGGAATAAAGGATGATGAAGTTAATCAATCACTTAAGGGTATACTTGGATATTAAACTTAAAATAAGCGAAAATATAATTCAAAACAACTTGTTTTTCTCGTTTTTTAAACGTACATTTGTTTGGAAAGTGAGAAAAATTAAAAAACTTAAAATAATAAATTAAAATAAATAAAATGAGTGAACAAAAAGTAGATGCATTTGATGCAAAAAGAAATGAAATTAAGGCTTCAAAGTCTTATGAAAAAAAAGAAGCTACATATAGCGAAAAAAATTATCTAAGTACAAAACTTGCCGCTGGTCAACAAACCAAAGAGTTACAATTCAGGCTAATTCCACTATCTAACGAATCAGAAGAAATTTTTGAGGAAGTTTATTTTCATTGGGATAATAACGCAAGAAAATCATTTGTTTGTCCAAAACATACTAAAAATGTCCCTGAAGGAACAGATAAGGAATGCCCTTATTGTGATTTAGAGGAAGGTTATTGGGCAGAGTATAACATAGAAAAGAATAGACCAGAAAAGCCAGAAAATATCAATGAAATTAAAAAAGATGTAATATATAAAAATGATGCGAAAATTGAAAGTCTTAAAAAATTAGCATTATCTTATAAATCACAATCAAATTTTGTTCTTAGAGGCGTTGAAAGAGTTACAGTAAAAGATGAAACCATTGATGAAGGGCCTAAATTTTGGAAGGTTGCTGAAGCTGTTTTGGATAATATTGCAACAGCAAAAGCTCAGAATAAAAAATATGAAATGGATATTTTTGATTTAAAAACTGGTAAGGATTTATTAATCACATACAATTTAAAGGATAAAAAATCTAAATACGGCGGATTAACTGCAAATTTGGTTCAAACACCATTAAGTGAAGATGATGCACAAATAAAAGCTTGGGTTGAGGATGATTTAAAATGGTATCAAGTATATACTATTAAAAGTTTTGAATATATGGAATTGATTATAAGTGGAATATTTAATCCTTGGTTTGATAAACCTTCTGGTAAATGGATTGATAAGGCAACTTTAAATAAATCAAAAATTGTCAAAGAAGAGGAAGAAGATGATACAGATGTTGAGAATGAAGAAGGCGAAGTTATTGAAGAAGTAAAATCGGAAACAAAGAAAAAGGTTTTGAAAATTAACAAAGTTGAACCTGATCCTGTCGAAGATGATCTTCCTTTTTAAAAATTAAAAATATGGCGGTAAAGCCTCTTGAATTTAAAGATTCAACGTAACCGCCCATTGTTTTGTTAAATCATTAAAAAAGTTATTTTGCAAATAGAATTTAAAAAATTAAATGAAAATGCCTCATTTCCAGAAAGAGCCTCAGAATTTGCAGGCGGCTGGGATGTAAAAGTTACTGAAATTGAAAAAGTTTCAGCTGATTTTGTTATCTGTAAATTAGGATTTGCCCTATCTTTACCAAGTAATTATAAATTAACATTAGTTCCGAGAAGTAGTTTAACTAAAACTCATTGGGTATTACAAAACAGTCCTGGTTTAGGAGATGAGGATTATCGAGGGGAATACCAACTTCGATTTCGTTGTATTCCAATTAATTATGGTTATAAATGGGATAAAAATGAATTTGGTAATGTTCAACACAATAATATAAATCAATTTTTATATGAAGAATTTCCTTTTGAAGTTGGCGATAGAGTTGGTCAAGTATATTTAGAAGAAGTTGTTCCAATTGAATTTATTGAAGTAAATGAATTATCTGAATCCAAACGCGGAGATGGTGGTTTTGGTTCAACAAATAAGTAAAATATTAAAAATAGTTTTGTTTTAAATTAAAAAAATAGTTTCGTTTAAACAATTTAAAGCAATAAAAATATGGCAAATAAACAGCCTGTAAAAAAGAAAGAAGTTACGTCAACTGGGTTTGTTGACAAAAAAGATTTTGCAAACGCATTTAAAACAAAAAACAATTTAAATGGTGTAAAGGACAAGGAGTTAGAGTGGATTGTGTTACCAGAAGCGTTTTATAACGCATTAAAAATTCCAGGATTAGCAAAAGGTTTTGTTAATTTAGTTAGAGGTCATTCAAATACTGGAAAATCAACTATTAAATTACAGGCAATTGCCGAATGCCAACGACAAGGTATCTTACCAGTAATTTACGAAACAGAATCAAATTTTCCTTGGGATCATGCTCGAATGTGTGGAGTTGAATTTGAAGATGTTATGGGTGAGGTAGTAAATGTAGATACTGGTGAAGTTGAAACTAAAGTTGTGGATCATAGTGGTTTTTTCCTTTATTTTGACCAAGAAATTCTTTTCAATCAGTATGGTAAAATGGATTATTCGCAAGGAAAAGAACTTTCAAAACCAGCTCGCAAAATTGCTGTAATTGAAGATGTTGCTTATTCTATTAATGATTTATTGGATCAGCAAGGAGATGGAGAAGGTGAAATTCCTTATGAAATGTTTTTTGTTTGGGATTCAATTGGAACTTTACCTTGTTATCGATCAGTTCTATCAAAAACTGGTAATAATATGTTTGATGCAGCGGCAACAAAACAAAGTTTTAATACAATTGTAAATAACCGTATTCCTATTTCAAGAAAAGAAACGAGTAAATATACCAATACATTCTTAGGTATTAATAAAGTTTGGCTTGATAATATGGGTGCTGGTGCAGCAGTTGTAAAAAATAGCGGCGGAGATGGACTTGGTTATGCTGCTAGGTTAGTAATTCATGTTGGTGGTATAGTCGGAGCATCAGTTGAAAAATTAAGTGCTGAGGTAGGTGGGGTTAAATATTATTATGGAATTCAAACCAAAATCAGAACCGAAAAAAATCAAGTGAATGATATCACATATGAGGGTAAAATATGTTCATTACCTCATGGCCTTTGGACTCCTGATAAATTAAACGAATATAAGAAGAACAACATGAAATTCTTAATGAAACGATTAAGTGAATTGGGCGGAAATGATATTAATGAAGATTCCGAAGTTAATTTTAAACAAGAAGAAGTCAAGGAGGATTAAAAATGGAAGAAAAAAGAGATTTTAGTAAAATTGATTACCGATTTTCATATGTATTATCAGTTAATGATTTAGAAAGTGAAAATAATGATGTAATTATTTGTAAACGCGATTTTAATATTAATAATTTTGATGAAAGTTCGTTGAGATCAATTGAATTAAAAGAAGCAATCGATGATATTGTTCGATTAATTGATAGGGATTTGAAATCAAAATCAAGGGTTTATCAATGGTGTAACACATCGCTTTCGGTTCAAAAAACAGCTGGCGGAAATAGAAAATTGGGAGTTTATCACGGAAATTCTGTAGAATCGGAAGACACACCTATTGAATTTACAAACGTGATTAACGAATCACAGGTAACAACCTTTAAGTTTACATTTTTTGATGGATTAAAACCTGTAATTACAAAAATTTGGTCTGGGGATAATTATCCTTTTACCGTTCGTAATTCAGTAGATTTAACTAACAAAAAATATAAATACGATTCGTGTAATATCAACGCACTTGATTTCACACGTTCAATCGCTCAGAGAGCAGCCGTAGATAGGCCAGATTTGACTTCTATTATCATGAAACACCTTTGTAGCGTATGTTCTTCATTTTATTCGAAAGAGTTTGAAAAACGGGTTATCTATAAACAAAATTTACCTGAGTTAATTTTGGACGAAATTGTATTTACGGATTATGTAAATGGTAAATACGAATATGTGGATAATAAAATTACTCCAATTTGTAAATCATTTGATGAAAATCGCGGTGTTGATCGAATTGTGTATGAAGCATATACAACTGAATATAAAATCGGCAACAAAACCTATGCGAATTATTCACCAGCAGAAGATTGGGAAGATGATGTAATAGCAGAATCGTTGGCTAAAAAATGGGCCACTCGTTAAATAACTGGAATAATTTTAGTTATAAAACAAAATTAAATTGCCGAAATACAATAAAAAAGTGTTTCGGCAATTTCACCAAAAAAAGTAAAAAAGTTATATTAAAAATATGGGTAAACGAGATGATTTAGGTTATTTAGGGGCAGAATTTCAATATCGGCTGGCACATCATTTTATGGATGATAAAAAGTTTTTCAGTGATGTTAGTGATATGGTTGAGACAAATATGTTCACAGATGTCAACGTAAGGCGTTTTATGGGAACACTTAAAGGATTTTATGAAGCAAATGATTATGTTCCATCCTATGAGCAAGCGGAGATAGAATTACGTTCAACAACAAATGGGGATCAGGATATTGAGTTCGTAGTTGAAATAGTAAAAAAAATTAAAAACACAACCTGTGAAGGTGCTGATTCCATCAAAACGAAGGCTCATAAGTTTTTCAAACAGCAAAATATGACCAAGGTTTATAACCAAATGGGTAAATATATTAGCGATGGTGATATTGAAAAATATGATGAATTAGAAGAATTAATTAGAAATGCGTTAGCAACTGGAAATAGAGAAGAAATAGGAATTCATCTTAGGGATAATTTAGCTGAAGTACTTTCCGAAGATTATCGAAAAGTTATACCAACAGGTGTTAAAGGTATTGATGAAGCATTGGAAGGTGGCCTTGGAAGAGGTGAATTAGGTGTTATAATCGGCCCTTCATCTTTTGGAAAAACGAGTCTAACTACTTCATTTGCAAATACTTGTGCTTTAAGTGGAGAAAAATGTCTTCAAATAATCTTTGAAGATAAAGAAAAACAAATTCAAAGAAAGCATATTGGTAAAATTACAGGTGTTGAAGCAAGAGATTTATCTAAACCAGAAAATATTGAAAATGTTAGAGGTATTATGTCTTATACTGATCAATTTGATGAAAACCTTATTATTAAAAAGTTTAATACGGGTGAAGTAAATCCA